ATGAACGATGAACGATGAACGAGCCCGCGAATATTTCGCGTGCGAAATATTCGGAGACGGTCTCACGTTGTCGAGATCTGCACGAGCCCGCTAGGCGGCGGCCGCGGATCGTGCGAAATATTTCGTTTCCGAAATACTCGCGCCCCTACCGATGGGGGGATGGCAGAATGGCAGCGTACCACCACAAGTGGGGGAACCCCACCGGGGTGGGGGTAGGTTCTTCCGGCCGCAAACGCGGCCGGCC